CACCGGCAGCAGCATCCGACGTCGCGCGCCGACTGCTGGTGCTGCTGCCGGCCGTGTCGGACGGAGAATCCGCATCACGCTAAGGCGTGCGCGGCGATGATCGCAGACGTTGAGGCCCGGATCAGGGCATCCGTGCGAGAGATGCGTTTGGAGACCAAGCGCGGCAGGGACGGATCGGGCCGGTTCGCGCGCATCCCGCCGCAGTCTGTGGGGTGGACAGACCCTGTCGGATGATGAGTTTTCCGGAAACGGTCACGCGTTGCGAACCGACCCAGTTACCGTGTCAGCAGTAGGGCGGAGTCTGCTCGGGGGACGGCATCGCTCGGGGGTATGGAACTGGCCTGACGCGGCATTGAGGGCGAACCAGAAGCCGCCCTTGTGTCGCGTCGGGGCGTTTCCGGAGCGTGCACTGTGCCGAATCGGCCGCTAGAGAAATGCAGCACGCCGGGATGTCCCGGCCGTACCGCTGCGGGTGGACGCTGCGGACGCTGCCGCAACGGCCGGCTATTCACGGGCCGTGCCGATGACGCATCCGAGGTCTACACGCGTCGCCCGTGGCGAGCCCGGCGGCTGGAATACCTCGCAGCGCATCCGTTCTGCACCCTCTGCGGTGTTGCTGCGACAGTGCCGGATCACTACCCGAAAAGCCGGCGTGCGCTCGTCGCTGCCGGTGTGACCGATCCGGACGCTGACGAGCGGCTACGGCCGTTGTGCGCCTCGTGTCATAACCGCTCGACAGCGCGCCGGCAGCCGGGCGGTTGGAATCGCACGGATCAGGGGTGACGCTGTGCCGTATCGGACGGGCAACCACCACTCATGAGCGCAAAGACCGTCGTTGCTGCGCTGTCGATTCTCATAGCGTTCGCCGCGTACCGGGTCGGACGTCGACAGCAGGCGTTCAGCCAGGCGCGCTGCGACGTGCGGGACCAGCGAGGGAAGCTGCGCAAGGCACGAGCAGCGCGCACGACGCTAGGCCGGGTCGCAGCCGGCGGCTGGCTGCTGCTGCTCGTTTGCGTCGTTGTCGCCGTGCTGGTGTTTGCTCCGTAGCCGCCGGGCGTATGTCGCCATTTCGTCGGGCCTGGTCGGGATGTCTAGCTTCCGCAGTGCTGCGACGTCGGCCCGGTCTGCCGGCAGGCGTTCCGCGACAGCAAGGGTCATGTCTCGCAGCGCTGCCATGATGGGGCCGACAAGCGCGGGCATCGGGCCTTCCTGCCCGGTCACGAGTGGCTTTGCGCCGCGTCGACGATGGATGCCGTACACGTTGCCGCGGATGTCTACCGCACTGGTGTCGCGCGACTCGTACGAGCCGGGTATGTCGGCAAGCGATCGCGTCCGGGTGCGGTGCTGCTCGGGTGTCAGCTCGGTGTTCGTCCAGCTTTCGACGAACAGTGCGAATCCGAAGAAGGCCGCATCCGCTATGAGGGCGGCCAGTTCCCTGCCGTCCGCATCGTTGGTCATCGCATCGGCGAGGTGCCGCAGATACGCGCCTACCGGGTTCTGTGGCTGTGTCGGTACTGGGTTCAGCTTGAGCACGCCGCTGTTGGACGGCAGCGGTAGCCAGCGCAACTCGGCGAGGATGACCGGTTGGTCCCAACCGCCGGCATTGATGTCCTGCTCAATCGTGCGCAGCAACTGCGTAACGGCAGCGCGCTTCGGAACTCTCACGTGTGGAGCAACGAGCGGGCGACGCTGGGGTTATGGGCGGAGGTAGGGCCGATGTGCTGGCTGATCGCAGCGCTGATTGCATCGAGGTCAGTCATGACGTTGACGGCTAAAGCATCGATGCTTGTGCTGCGACTCATCGACGATGAGGACGGGTAGGGGTGTCCGGATAGATCGATGGAAGGTCTCTGGACAGCCCTCGTTAGGGCTTTTTTTTCACAAGCAGATTGACCGATCCCGTACACCGATGTCGATGCGTTGTGCAGACGGACGTCGATACTTCGGGCCGATTCGAGAGAGATCCGCCGATGCTTGACACCTCAGCGACAATCGCCGCGGGCCTGCGCCCGCTGGCCGTGCCGGTCGACAACCTGTCGCCCGACCCGGAGAACGCCAACCGCGGCGACGTGCCCGCCATCCGGCGCAGCCTGAACGCGTTCGGCCAGCGCAAGCCGGTCGTGGTCAAGCGCACCGGGCAGGACAAGGACGGCCGGCCCACCGGCGTGGTGATCGCCGGCAACCACACGTTCCTGGCCGCCGTCGAGCTGGGCTGGCCGCAGGTCGCCGCCGTGTTCGTCGACGACGACGCGATGACCGCGCGCGCCTATGCGCTGGCCGACAACCGGACCGGCGAGCTGGCCTCGTGGGATGAGGCCCAGCTCGCGGAGCACCTCAGATCGTTGCAGGGCGATGACTTCGACATGTCCGCGCTGGGCTGGACGGACGCCGAACTGGCCCGGCTGCTCGGCGACCAGGCCGACCTGACCTCGTTCAAGGAATACGACGAGTCGATCGCCGACGCCGTCAAGCTGATCGAGTGTCCCGAGTGCGGCCACGAGTTCGCCCCGTGACGGCGTCGGCACCACTGCCGCCCGGCGAACCGCTCAACCCGAGCTGGAAGATCGCCGCCCTGGTGCCGCACATCCGACCCGGCGAGAACGGCGCGCGGGCATTGCTGGCCGCCGGTCGCAAGGGCAACAACTTCAACGTCATCCGTCTTGCCTGGGGGATGCCGGCACCGACCATCGTCAAATTCTCCGGCGGCTGGCGTACCGCCCTCATCCATCCGGCGAAAGACGAGCAGCCGACCGGTCGCGAGCTGTGCCGACTCCAGTCCTTCCCCGACCAGTTCCGGTGGGGCGACTCCACCTATGCGCAGATCCACGATCGGCTAGGCAACAGCGTCCCGCCCCTGCTCATGCGGGCCGTCGCCGCGACAGTGCGAGATGCGCTCGACGGGAAGAGGTCTCATGACGCGATTCGACCCGCACTCGTGACCGGCTACGGGGCCGAACTGTCCGCCGCCTGGGCCGATCATCTGGCTCCGCGCAAGCCCGATGCGCCGACTGTGGTCTCCCTGTTCGCTGGTTGCGGCGGCTCGTCGCTGGGCTACTCGATGGCCGGCTTCCGCGAACTACTCGCCGTCGAGTGGGATGACCACGCCGCGGCGATGTTCGCGCTCAACTTCCCCGACGTGCCGCTGCACCACGGCGATGTCGCTGCCCTCGACCCGGCCGTGCTCGACCTGGCATCGGGCGAACTGGACGTACTCGACGGGTCGCCGCCGTGCCAGGGCTTCTCGACCTCGGGCCGGCGTCGCGCCGATGACCCGCGTAGCGAGCTGTTCCGCGAGTATGTTCGGCTGCTCGACACCTGGCGGCCGCGGATGTTCGTGATGGAGAACGTGTCCGGCCTGGTCAAGGGCAAGATGCGACTCAAGTTCGCCGAGATGCTGGCTGCCCTGAAGGCCGCCGGACCCGGCTACCGGGTCGTCGTCAGGCTGCTCGACGCCTCACGGTTCGGTGTGCCCCAGCAACGACAACGACTCATCTTTCTTGGGACACGATCCGACCTGCCCGCCGACCTGACCCACCCGCGCCCGACGAGTGCGCGCCGCACGGTGCGCGACGCCTGGGCCGATCTCGCCCAGCCCGGCGAGTATGGGGCGCTCGGCGCGCAGCTCACTCAGCTAATCCCGCACATCGCGCCGGGCAAGAGCGGCAAGGAGACTTTGATCGAACATGGCCGCGCCATTGGTTTCTGGGACTGGCAACGCCTGCGCTGGGATCGACCGTCTAAGACGATCGCACGCACTCCGTGCCTGTTGCATCCCGACGAGGATCGCAAGCTCGGCACTCGCGAAGCGGCTCGACTCCAGTCCTTCCCCGACGAATACGAATGGCGCGGATCGAGCTGCGCGCAGATCCTCGCGCGACTCGGCAACAGCGTCCCGCCATTGCTCATGCGCGCCACCGCAGAGGCTGCGCGAAACGCGCTCGACGGCATCGGCAGGAGGGTGGTTCAGTCATGAAACCGGGAGTCACGGGTAAGCCGACGGCGCTTCGACTGCTGCACGGCGACCAGAAAAGCCGCATCAACTTCGACGAGCCGAAGCCCGAGCCGGGCCGCCCGACCTGCCCGCCCGAGGTGTCGCCCGCGGTGCGCGCCGTATGGGACTACACCTTGGACCACCTGATCGCCATGGACATCGCTACGGGGGCTGATCGGGACGCGCTGCTCTGCTACTGCGAAGCCGTCGTGTCGCACCGCAAGGCGTCGGCGCTGCTCGCCAAGTCGCCCATCCTGATCCAGGGACACCGCGGGATGGTGCGCAACCCCGCATTGGCGATCCAGCGCGACGCCGCTGGGGTCATCCGGGCCTACGCGCATGAATTCGGCCTGACCCCGTCCGCCCGTTCCGAAATCCGGATGGGCAACACGGGGTCAGGCCGAGACGGTTCGGCGGAGCGCTACCTCACGGGCTAGAGCCCGGGGTTCATGTCGAGCACGATGATTCGACTCGCGTCGGGTGTCGCGTCGAGGATGGAGTCTGGGTCGGGTGCCCAGCCGCAGGGCAGCAGGTTCAGTTTGTGCTCAGTGACAAGCGCGCGCAATGCCTGTTCGAACATGGTGCGCGTCGCCTCGTCGCTGAGGTCGAGCGTAGCGACGACCGTCGTCGCTACGCTCGAAGCTTGCGCGATCATCCGGGCTTGCCATTGCCCCTCAAGTCGTCGCGTGACTGCATCCTGCACGTCCACATAGAAACTCATGACGGGCTCGTTGCCCGGATCGTAGGGCACGTCAGCATTGATCATGTACTCGTTGGCGTCGCACCAATCATGCAGATCGCTGAAGTTGCGCGCATCGCGCATCGCTGAGTCCTCATTCATGTCTTCGAGGACCATGGCCATGATTTCATCGGCGTACTGCTCGACGGTTTTGGCGTTATCCATTGAGGCTTCTCTTCCTTCCTGCGCGCCGTCAGCGACTACCCGGCGGATCGTGGCCATGCTCTTCTCGCCGATGCTGTAGCAGCGCTCCAACAGCTCGGCGTCCGAGGCGGCGGCGACCTGCTGGAGGGTGGCGTACTCGGCGCGGGCGAGCGCGTTATACGCGCGGGTACCGAGGGCGTCTGCGAACTGCTCTAGCGGGAGCGCAAGCCGCCGCTCTAGCTCAATGAGCCGCTTGCGAGCGTGCGCCAGCCCCGCCTTGTAGCCCAACGCGACGTCGTCTGTGAACACGACGATGGGGTGCCCATCATGCCGCACCGAGGTATACAAGTGATAGTTCTCGCCAGTGATGGCCTTGATTTGCGCGCTGACCGCCGTCAGGTCGGTCTGATCTTGCAGCTTACCCATTTTACGCCTTGCCTCTCTTGCGCTTGCGAGTCAGATCGGTACGTGTGCCCTGCTTGAGGCGGTTCGCAGTGAAGCTGTCGACAGTGCTCGTGAGCCAACGCGGGTTGCGCCGCTGCGGCGGTCGACCGAGGTCGGGATCATCGGGCTGCGGGGCATAGCCACGCGACACATAGGAACGCCACGTAGGGCCCGCTATGCCTGCGCGAGCCGCCGCCTCGGGGCCGCTCAGCCATTCGTTGACGCTCATTCTGATGACCTCTTCCTTAGAGCTTCGCGCTCGTGCCGCAAGCGGGGCAGTTATCGACTTCGAAAGACGGGTGCAGCTCGCACGGGTTGTCGATCACGACACGGATGTCGTATCGCGCGTTCGGGTGTTCGCGCATGATCTCGGCCAGCTCGGCGACGCTCGCGACGATGGCGACGGGCGAGCCGTCCTGCTCGGTGATGGCGATCTGTGTCGTTGTCATGTTTAAACTATAGCACGCAGCGTTGCAAAGTGCAGTAGGAGGAGGCGAGCAAAATGCCGCCTTCGAAAAGGCGTCGCGGCGAACGGATCACGTGGCCGGTCGTCGGGCAGCAACGGCCGTCACCTCCGGCTAGCGACGTCGTTGAACTAGATGCCGCACTTCCGCCGGTGTCGCTCGCCGCGGAGGTGCCGGCACCGGACCCGCCGACGCCCACAGAAACGCAGGCACCAGCCCCGCGGCGTCGCCTCCACGGGGGTTCCTCACCTGCGAAGTCGGCGGGTCCGGTCTGCGGCCACACCTGGGCCGGGCAGCGCTGCGACGAGCGCGGCGAGCACGTCTGCGCTACCCGCGTCGCGCACGTCTGCGGATTCTTCGCCGAAGTGCTCGTGCACACAAAAGGCCGCTGGACGCATCAGCCGTTTGTGTTGGCGCTCTGGCAAGTTGCCGGCATCATCGCTCCACTGTTCGGCACCGTCGTTTTCTCCGACGAGGCCGGCACGTACGTCCGCCGTTACCGCATCGCGTGGATAGAGCTGGCCCGCAAAAACGGCAAGAGTGAATTGCTTGCCGGCATCGCGCTGTATCTGCTCGTCGCGGACGACGAGGGCGGCGCGGAAATCTACGGCTGCGCCCGTGACCGCGACCAGGCTCGGAAAGTCTTCGACGTCGCGGAACGCATGGTCAAGCTGTCGCCCGTACTGTCGCGCCGACTGAAGATCTACTCAACAGCGAAGCGGATCGTCGACGAGCGCACCGGTTCGTGGTACGAGATCGTTGCCGCGGACGCTGCCGGCAACCTCGGGCACAACCCGCACGGCGTCATCATGGACGAGATCATCGCTCAGCGGGACGGCGGCCTCTGGAATGCGATGCGTACCGCGATGGGCGCGCGGGATCAGCCGCTGATGGTCGCTGCCACCACGGCCGGCGACGACGCACACAGCTTCGCTGCCGCGGAACACGCAGAAATGCAGCGCATCGCGGACGATCCGGCACGTGCGCCGCACGTGTTCGTCTACATGCGCAACACGCCTGCGGACGCTGATCCGTGGGATGAGAACAACTGGCCGATAAGCAATCCGGCAGCCGGGACGTTCCTCAGCGTGCAGACGCTGCGCGACGAGGCGCTAGAGGCACGCAACGATCCGAGCAAAGAGAATGCGTTCCGGCAGTTTCGGCTCAACCAGTGGGTGTCGCAATCTAGTCGATGGATGCCGATGCACTTGTGGGATGCCTCGTGCGGCGACTTGTGGCTCAACCCGACATGGGGCCGCGACAAGCTTGCCGGCAGGGAATGCTTCGCAGGCTTCGACCTGTCCGCGAAGTTCGACCTCACCGCGTGGTGTCTCGCGTTCCTACCCGAGGATGACAGCGCTCCGATCGACGTTCTCTGGCGATTCTGGCTGCCAGAGTCCGGAGTGGAAAAGCTGGACAAACTCAATGACGGGAAGTTCACGCGCTGGTCAAAGCAGGGCTGGCTCACCGTCACGGAGGGCAACGTCATCGACTATGACCGCGTCATCGCGGACATCGGGCAGGATGCCGCAGACTTCGCCATCCGCGGTGCCGACTGTGACGAGTGGTCCATGTGGCCGATTATCAACCGCGTTGCGGACGTGTGCGGCCTGGACGCCGAGCACGGCGAAGTCGCTGCCTACCGGAACACGTACGAGCGCATGTCACCGGGCATGGATGAGGTTATCGGCCTCGTGAAAAACGAGCGCTTCGCTCATCACGGCAACCCCGTCGCCCGGTTCTGCTTTGACCGCTGCACAGTGCGACGCGCGCCGTACGATCCGAATCTCGTCCGGCCGTCCAAGCCGGAACGTTCAGCGGACCGGGCACGCATCGACGCTGTGCCGACCGCGGCAATGGCAGCGAACGCCATGCGCGGCTACGCTGCCGGCCCGATGCGAGTCAGCGCGTACGAGGAAACCGGCCTGATGGTCATCTAGGGGTGTCTCGCCTTCCGCCGGCCCACCCAGGATGAATCGGGGATCGCTGTGCGCTTCGATGTGCGCATCGGCGGCATCGTCGGCAGCGCTGACTTTGGAGCCGTTCGCCTGAAACGGCATAGCGCACTTCGTGCAAATCAGCATTAGGCCGCCGTGCTTCCATCCGTGAATCGTGATGTCCGCGCGTGTGATCGTCACGAGTTAGCTCCGGACGCGGGCGGGTCCTTTGAGATCTGTCCGCGTCCGCGAACGAACCGCACAGGCTCGCCGGATTCGAGCAGCGCGCGCCGTCGCACGTCACGAGTGAGTAGTTCGTCTTCACGCTGCCGCCGGGCTTCGCGCATGATCTGCTCGGCTCGTTCCGGAGCCTCTTTCCACGGTCGTCGAACAGCCGCGGCTTCGGCGTGCTCGCCTGCGATGTCGTGCGCGCGGGCAAGATACTCGTACGTCTGCGCATCCGTCAGCAGCGGCCGGCCGTCCAGCGGCATACAGCCATAGCTACAGCGCAAGCCTTCCGCTACGCCGTACAAGCGGCAGATCATCGGCCGGACGGCGTAGATGCTGCACTGGTGCAGCATCGTCAAGGCTGGGCACACCGAGGGCGCGTCCGATACGAAGCCGTTGGGGATGTGCGCGCCGGCCTTCTGGGTACGCACATGCTCCAGTGACGTCATCGCAATACGGGAGCAGGAATCCCAACACGCGCCGATGCAATCGACTTTGGGTAGATCGGCATACAGGGCGTCTAGTTCGTCTTCGCGGGTCACGGGTCGCCCGAGCATCGACGCATCGCGACTCGTTCCGAGTACGGCTGTTCGCAGTAATAGCAGCCGGGTCCCGTGATCAGCAGCAGATTTTCCGTGTCGAGCATCGGCGTTTCCACGCCTGGCGTCGCCCGGAACATGACACCCCACATCCAAAGGTGCTCAGCGGACCTCGGGTCAAAGTCCGGAACGCGGTCGACCTGATCCTTCTGAATCTCAACGACTTGGCCAGTGCTCGTCCATGCCCGCTTCGGTTCATCCATGCCACCGCACGTTACCGGGTGCCGGCCCTTTGATCCGTTAACGACTCATCACCCGAAAGAGGTACAGCGCTCGTGTGGTCCCGCTGGCCGACGCGTAAGCGCGTCCTCATCAACATGATCGACGGGCGTGCATTCGACGCGATTCTCTACGCCAAACGCGGCCCGTTGCTCGAATTGCGCGACGTCCAGCTGCTAGAGCCGGGCAGCGACAACCCAGTCCCGATTGACGGGGCCGTCGTTGTGGAGCGCCCGCGCGTCGCATTCATCCAAGTTCGCACCTGAGACAGGGGACGGAGGCGCGACCCGATGGCGTTTGTAGTGACCTCCGGTCAACTTCAGGCTGTGGAGCGGCGTGCTGAATACTCGTCGTACAGTGCCGCATCCGTTGCGCTGTCACCGACACTGGTCATGACGTACGGGCAGCTATGGAAAGCCCAGCCAGCTTTGCGTTCCGTGACAAGCTTTCTCGCACGTAGCGTTTCCTCACTGCCGATCGACCCGTATCGGAGGCTCGGCGGCACCGACCGGGAAAAGGCAACAGATCATCCGCTGGCCCGGCTGCTCGACCAACCGATGGGGATCGGTAGCAAGTGGACTAAGTACCGGCTGTTCAACACGCTGATGCATGACCTGACAGTGTTTGACAGCGCGTACTGGCTGAAAATGACCGGCCCGACCGGTGAGCGCAACGTCCAGCCGATCCCGCCGACCCGGATCACGCCGCGCGGGGGGAACTTTTTCGCTCCGGAGACGTACCGAATTGCCGGCAACAACGGGCATCGCGACGTCGACCCGGACCAGGTTGTCCACTTTCACGGATACAACCCGGACGATCACCGTGTCGGTTGCGCGCCCGTGGAGACGTTGCGGCAGATTCTCGCAGAAGAATATTCCGCGAGCATCTACCGCGAACAAATGTGGCGCAACGGCG